AATCCAAGTTTAATTCGGATGTTATAGAAAGTCCACTTCTGCCCGCTATGAAAGAACACTTGAATTACGAGCCAACACACACTGCACCGCACAAGAAAGGAGCAAGACCTTCTAGGAGGAGGCACTTGTTAGGCGCAGCAAAAGAACTACCGCCTCATGATCCTACTTTCCTTAGGAAAGCTTATGAAGACTTTATAGAGAAGTTGGATGAAATGGTTCTTGACAAGGAGGAATTTCTCAAATATGTACATCCGTTGGACTACGAAACGGCTTTAAATGGCTCCCCAGGAGTGTATGGGTTCGATCCAGTTAATCCCAATACGTCTATGGGTGTGGCTCATAAGCCAGGAGCCAAATGGCGATATTTTGTAGATTGCGAGCTGAGAGACAAATTAGGCATGGACACTAAGAGATATGTTGAGCAGCAAGAAATCGACGGCAAGATGTGCTTCGTTTACGACTTGAGGTTTGATGAGGATAAGGCTCCTGTTAAGCAGACGACGGAGGACACTTTAACCTGCTTCCTCAAAGGGGAGAGGGTAAATTTGCGCTTCGTCACCCATCTGAAAGATGAAGCCGTGACCTTCAAGAAAGTCGAAAATGATAAGATACGGGTATTCTCTGGAGCACCAGTGTACATTGTGATTATTTCACGTATGCTCACTCTCCCACTTATCCGGATGATGTCATATTTTCCCGAGATTTTCGAGAGTGCTGTCGGAGTTGATGCTACAGGGAAAGACTGGAGCGTCATAAGGTCGATATTGGTCAAGTTCGGTGACGGGAAAAGGTGTCTGGCTGGCGATTTTTCTGAGTTTGATATAGGACAAAGACCAGCTTTTACCAGAGCTGGTTTTTCCTTGCTCAAGCACATTTTGAGGAAAGCTAATTTCCCAGAAGAACCCCTCAAAGCCTTTGATGGTCTTGCGACAGAGTGTATTTATCCGGTGTATGAGATAGAGGCTCTGGTTGTGAAACTCTTCGGCTCAGGACCTTCAGGACATTCACTGACAGTGATCATCAATGGTTTGGTTAATTGTCTTTACGCCAGGTACGCCTATTATTCCATGCATAGAGACGAGGAACAAATTCCAAGATTCGATCATGTGGTAGCTCTTGTTACGTACGGAGACGATAATGGGGGAAGTGTCTCTGAGGAAGAGACGAAATTTAACATGAAAACGTTGAGTGAGGAGCTAGCCAAGATTGGTGTGAAATACACCGATGCTTCCAAAGCTGCGATCACTACCGAGTTCGTGCACATAGATGACGTTTCCTTTCTCAAGAGGTCTTTCCATTGGCACGATGAATTGGAGGCTTATGTTGGAGCATTGGAGATGGATTCGATATTCAAGTCCATGTCGATGACAAAGAAGCCTAAAGGCCATGACCACGACACCTGTTCTCTTGCGGCACAAGTTCTCAACGGAGCTCTCACCGAATTGTACTACCATGGGAGAGAAGTGTATGACCATTACGCACCGTTGTTTGAACTCATAGCCCGCGATTCACAAGTTGCTGGGCGCAGTGTGCTATCGTATTTTAGACCAATTGAGCCCGAAGTGATCAGAGAACGATTCGAACAAACCAATTGTGTATATGAAGAGGCGAAGTTAAAACTCCATTGCCAAGCGGGTGAGATGCCGGAAGCCTTACTAAAATGGCTTAACAACACTTTCCCACCCACAATTTTGGAAGAAAGCGTCCCAGGTGTGTTCGATTCCACACTCATGACGAGAACATGTATGGATCATTACCCAACGGCTTGTTTTTGCCATCCTAGACCATCAGTTTCTCATTTGTTCAACCACAGTAGGTATGGTGGATGGACCCAAAAAGTGCGCCAGTCCATACACGATGAAACACAATTTTCCTGGACGTCAGTTCCTTGGGAGCCTGAATTGTTTCAGATGATACAGGTGCACATAACGGAGAGATCTATGGGTCTCGCAAGGCATATTGAATTTTCAAACAGCATGGTGACTTTCGTGCCAAACGATATCACCTTAACCCCATGGAAGGAGGGAGATAAACTGGTCATAAACTTAAGACCAGTCACTTTCTCTGATATCCTTCTCATAAGAACACTGTTGTTTCCATTCCACATTCCACGAGTTCCTGGAGGTCCAGAACACGACACCATTGTGTCCCAATCACACATGGACTACCGTCTTGTCAACACCCAACCCATATTGATGCCAATGCCACGAGAAGGACACAAACCCCATTTTAGGACGATTTTGAGAAGATTCGTCAGTAGGTGGGTTGATGTCAGGTTGAGGAAGAAAGTAGTGGCTTTCCAAATTGAACATTTGTTTCAGGCAGTGAAGACTGGGGCGACTCTGTGTCTCCTTGGGAAGAAAGAAGCCCAAGCCGTGCAGA